TTCATGCCAATAAAGTATGTCCCCGGCACACCCCGGAAATTCCCCATTTTCCGGTCTAAAAGGGTGGAAGTCTCCGGCAACTTCGGAAAAAATCCTCGGTTCGTCCAAATTTATTTCTACCGAAGGGATATAACAAATGACGGGTGGTGGCTTAATGCAGCTTGTAGCTTATGGCGCTCAGGATGTGTACCTAACGGGCAATCCCCAGATTACTTTCTTCAAGGTGGTGTACCGCCGCCACACCAACTTCGCGATGGAGTCCATTGAGAACCCCTTCAACGGCTCTCCTGGCTTCAGCAAGCGTGTGACCTGCACCATCCAGCGTAACGGTGACTTAATCCACCGCATGTACCTGCAGGCGACTCTGCCCCAGGTGACCCTCCAGGCCTCTGACGGCTCTGGCGCCCAGTTCCGCTGGCTCAACTGGGTTGGCCACAACCTGGTTAAGTCCGTGGAGATTGAGATTGGCGGCCAGCGTATCGACAAGCACTATGGCAACTGGATGCACATCTGGAACGAGCTTACCCAGGAGGCGGGCAAGCAGGCCGGCTATGCGAAGATGGTTGGCAACGTGCCTGCCCTCACCAACCTGCTAGTACAGGGCGGCGAGGGTTGCGACGATGACTGCGCGGGCGGCGAGCCTAACATGACCAACAACATTCTGAACTGCTCCCCTGCGTACACCCTGTACATCCCTCTCCAGTTCTGGTTCTGCCGCAACCCTGGTCTGGCGCTGCCCCTGATCGCCCTCCAGTACCACGAGGTGCGCATCAACCTGGAGTTCAACGACCTCCGCAACCTGTGCTACGACGCGACCCCCAACGTGACGGGCGCGCCCCACACCATCCGCGACCGCGTGGCCGCGGCCAACTTACAGGCGGCGTCCCTGTACGTAGACTACATCTACCTGGACACGGACGAGCGCCGCAAGTTCGCCCAGGTGTCTCACGAGTACCTGATCGAGACCCTGCAGTTCACGGGCGCGGAGTCCATCACCTCCGCGGCGAACAAGCTGAAGCTGAACTTCAACCACCCTTGCAAGGAGCTTGTGTGGGTTGTGCAGCGTGACTCCTTCGTGTCCTGCAGCGACGCGGACACCTTCTACTGGAAGGGACAGCAGCCCTTCAACTACTCCGATTGGTGGGACCGCTCCGTGCTGGAGTCTGGCTACTCCGTGACGCGTGTGGAGGGCATGGCGGGCAAGAACCCTTGCGTGACTGCCCTGCTCCAGCTCAACGGCCACGACAGATTCCAGGTACGCGAGGGCCGCTACTTCAACGAGGTGCAGCCTTACCAGCACCACACCAACGTGCCTGCGGTGGGCATCAACGTGTACTCCTTCGCTCTCCAGCCCGAGCAGCACCAGCCCAGCGGCACCTGCAACTTATCGCGTATTGATAACACCACCCTGCTGCTGACGGTGTCCAACAACGCGGTGGGTGCGACGACCTCCTCTTCCGTGTATGTGTTCGCGACGAACTACAATGTTCTGCGTGTGATGTCTGGCATGGGTGGATTAGCTTACAGCAATTAAGAAAATGTGGACACGTTTTCATGTCACACTCGTGTCATGGTGGTCACTTTACTTCTTTGTTGTACATGAACGTGTTGCCTGAAACTTGGTGAAAACGCAGTTTTCCGGCGAATCCGTGGACACTTAAAATCCTTTCACGTTACTATTTTAGAAATGGCAACGTGTAAGGCAGTCATACAGGAAGGTCCGCGAAAGGGGAGTACCTGTATGTTCCCTCCCTCAGGTAACGGCTACTGTGGTCGTCACGAACGTAATCGCATGTATGATGAAGGTATAAGGGATGGCAAGCACTGGTGTCGCTTATTCTTTAGAGGTTGTGACACAGAACTAACAGCAATTGAGGTACAAGCAAAAGAAGTTTCTTGCGTGGATTGTAGATCTAAAATAACAAAGAAACAATATACATGCGAACACAACGGGTGTACTTTCAAAGTAAAAGAACAAGGATTCTGTAAAAAACATGAACGCGATAAATATAGGAAGGAAGAGGAAGAAAGAGGTATTAAATACTGTGATATCGCACGAGGATGTTTTACAGTATGCCCAGCGGGTAAGAAATCATGCGAGGAGTGTTTAACAAAAACGCGTATTTTAGAAACGAGGCGCTACAATAAGCGCAAACAAATCACGCAGGCCCTACAGACAGCAACACACTCTACAGGTCGTATTTGTACACAATGCGGAAAAGACTATGAAGCGTTTAAAACTAAGTTTGGAAAAGAATCTCTGAACTGTACATCATGCCAAAAAGCACAGGCAAAGCAGGATGAAAAGCGGAAAGATAGGGTAAGGAACTATAAGGTAGAAAACTTTAATAACGTTGAATGTTACTATAAAGAATACATCAATAATTCTAGTAAGCGTGGATATGAAATGAATCTAGATTTTGATACATTCTCTAGACTTATCCTGGCAGATTGCCATTACTGCGGTCATAAAACAGATGGTGAAGTGAATGGTATTGATCGTGTAGATAACTCTAAAGGGTATTCGAATGATAACTGTGTGACCGCCTGTTGGAAATGTAATAGAATCAAACACATATATGATAAAGACTTTTTTATAGAAAAGTGTAGGCTAATAGCAAAAGGGATTATGGCGCAAAAGGGGTTTTTTTCTAGCTGGAAGAAATATTACGAGCGTTCATGTTATAGGCAGTTCGGCACTTACGCAAAAGATGCTGCTAAAAGAAACCTTGCTGTAGAGATTACACAAGAGCAATGGGAGCGTATTACACGCTCCCAATGCTATCTATGTGGCTACCAATCCGAAAAAGGGATCGGCCTGGATCGTCTAGATAATACGATACGGTCCTATACGTTTACAAACTCTCGCGCCTGCTGCGGCTCGTGTAATAATATGAAGGGCGAGTTATCACTGGAAGATCTTATAGAGCATTGTAATCGCGTCGTTACCAAAATGCTACCACCAGAGCCTGAACAAGGCACGCCGCCTCCACCTCTCGAGCGTAAACATTGGAAGGCCCTTGGCCTCTATTATGCGATCATTTCTGATTCCGCAGAAGCATTCTTAGATTTCTATAGAGAGCGGTACACACAAGAAGATTTCATAGCCCTCTGTAAACTAGTAAAAGAAAGCACAAAAGAGGCCGGTATAAAAACTCTACAAACTCTCCTACAAACTCTGAAAAAGAGAAAGTATCGTTCAAACAATACCATGCGCTAAAATCTCTCCGACTCTCCACCCACACTATAATAGGGAATGGGTAAGGCAGAATATCGTATCGTTGGCGAGGCAGCCGTCGGTACAATACTCTTCAAAGGAATGGCTATAGATTTTGTAATAGACGTCGCGGATCTTTCTGGTGTCCAGGAACATCGCTGGCATTATGCCTCCAACGCCTATATTGCCACTTCTATTACGGTCACGCTGGATTGTTCAGGTGTACCTACACAGAAGAAGCGCGAACTCTATTTACACAACCTACTCATGGGGCCGCGCCCACAGGAGGCAGTACAGCATATTAGCAAGAATGGCCTTGACAATCGTAGGGCAAATCTGCGTCTCGTGGATATAGGTACTCTGAACAACCAGACAAAGAAGCGGCGGAATGTGGAACTACCTATCATGTGCGGTATTCAGGCGGAGACCATTCCGAAACATATCTGGTATGTTCAAGCGAACGGGTATCACCGTGACCGTTTCGCGATAGAGTTCAAGACGGAGGGAATCCTGTGGAAGTCTACGAGTTCCAAGAACTTCTCGCTGAAAGAGAAGTTGGAGCATGCCCAGGAAAAGTTGAAAGAGTTATACGAGATTTATCCGCACTTGGACCCGAAACGTGAGGAGGAGGCCGCGGCGGCACTACAAGAGTCTTTCAAAGTCATCATGGCGTCTACTCTGACGTAATAATATCTCCATATAATATACGATGGCATCTGTAGAGTTATCATCAAAGGTGATTATAAAGCCGGCCGTGTACGCCTCTGCGAAGGCCGCAGGTCTCAGTGTCAATATGATATCGCGTAACATAGTCGATGTATATTCCGATGACGCCGAGAAAGTTGCTGAGTGGGCAAAGACGCAGACGGATTTATCACAGAATACATACCCGATCAAGATGGCCCCGCGTCTAATAGGGACCGCGCCTACGAGAATGAACCCCGCCACTTCTACGAGAGTGAATCCTGCCGCCGCAGGTCGTTCTTGGTTCAAAATGAATGAGATCGCTGCTATTTACGGTATACCTGCGCCAGTATCTTCTACGAAGGTGGTGGTAGGTGTGGTAAGTTTCGGTGGAGGTCTGTACGGCACGATAGATGCAAACGGAGTATTAACAGGGGGTGATTGTCAAGCTTATTGGACATCTATCGGTATTGCCCCTGCGAATCATCCGAGAGTGATTGTAAAGCCTATTCTTGGCGCCATAAATTCACCGAATGTGAATGACGGTGGATCCACCTATGAGAATACTCTTGACGTTGAAGTGATTGGTGGGGCGTGTCCTTCTCCGAATCTTACGATTATACTCTATATTGCCCCTAACACACTCAACTCATTCCCCGCCCTTTTAAACTACATGTATTCTACGCCGGTTGTGGTGAACTCTGTGAGCTACAAGCCGACGATTATCTCGTGTAGCTGGGGAGCGCCTGAGATATATTATGGGACTACCCTGCTAAATAACATCAATAGCATTTTCGCCTCAATGACTTCCAGCGGAATGAATATATGCGTGGCGACGGGTGACAACGGCTCTAATGACGGGGTGGGCGGGTCGGCCAACTATGTTGACTTTCCCTCTTCCAGCCCGAATGTGACGGCAGTCGGCGGTACACGTCTAGTCTGCGCGAATAATACGTATGATGCGCGCACGGTGGAGCAGGCATGGTCTTCGGGTGGTGGCGGTATAAGTGGAGTATTCGCAAAGCCTGCGTATCAAACTGCCCTATCTGCGATACGTCGTTCTACACCTGATATAGCTGCTGACGCTGACCCTAATACCGGCGTAGTCTTTACGGTAAATGCGAGCAATCTAGTATTTGGAGGTACGAGCGTCTCGGCCCCTATCATCGCCGCCTTTTTAGCCGCCGTGAACTGTACGACATTTGTCAACCCCCTTCTTTATGGCGCGCCTACTACATGCTTCCACGATATCGCATCAGGCTCTAATGGCTCTTTTAACAGTCGTAGCGGCTATGATAACTGTACTGGGCTGGGGAGTATTATTGGCGTAAATCTGTCAAACTCTCTGAAAAATATAGTACGCGTGAGTGGCGTGGCTATTACTCTGGCCACCACCAGTTTACTGAAGGGATCGTCTTATCAGGCGACAGCGGTTATCGTACCGGTCAATGCGAGTGACAAGTCTGTAACATGGGCATCCAGCAATACGGCCGTGGCGACGGTGAGCAGCACAGGATTAATCACTGCGGTGAAAGTAGGGACTGCGAATATCACGGCTACGACACACGACGGGTCTAAAGTTGGAACAAAATCTGTGAGTGTGTATCAAAGCTCTCGTGCCTCCATAATGACTTCTGGAAATACCAAGTATTCGCTATATGGTACTGCGGCTTCTGTAGGGCGTTCCAGGCCCAGAAGTCTCTGAAGAGCTTCAAATCGGCGTTCCAAGGGCTTACCAGCCAGGCCCCTAGATATTTGCTTCCATCGCCATTCAAACTGTAGGGCGGCACGATGGTCGGGGAAGCCCCGAACATGGCAAACGCGTTCCCAGGTTCTGCCATGGGTCGCCTTCGCACCGCCGGATTGTAGGCCGTTGTGCTGATTTAATCGCCTATCTAGGTCAGGAGTAATCCCGACATATGTCTTTTGAGAGCCGGTGTCACAGGTTGCCAAGAGATAACACTTCCACATATATTAATACCTATCAACTAAATCTTTAGCATGAGATAGATGGACGGGGGCGGCAACATACCTACAGAGACATTTGTACTTGGCGATATTGGCGACTACACGCAGCTGGCCGATATACTCCCTATCCTTACAGCGACGATAGTTGTGATAAACGCGGTCACAGCCCTTGTACGACTGACCTCACTCGGCGGAGTCAGTATGAACGCCTATGTAGACACGTTCGGCCTTGAGGGCGTCCTCGTAAATACGAGCTTGATCGTTCTACTCTTTCAAGTGGCGAGATGGATATACACGACATCCTACGCAAAAGGGGGGAAACTATGGTCACCTTTCGTATTTGTATGTATTATTCTCGCAGTAGAGTTTGCCCACGACCTACTTTTCTACTACGGCCCAGTACAGAACCTGTCGCCCGGGAAAAATGATATGATTGATGCCGTCAAACGGTATGCGGTTGAAAATGGTTCCCGGGCTTTGGCTGGCCACGCGGCGGCCCTGATATTTATTTCCGTGATTGCGATGCTCTTAAAGGAGAGTTCTGACCTATTTAACTTCATTGTGGTCGCAGTATCGCTGTATACCCTTCCCTATTTGATTACTACGGTGGGTGTCAAGCCTCCGCCGCCCCCGCCCCCTCCCAAAAAGGAGAGTAATGATATGTCCCAGTGGAAGGGTCCTAGATTTTAATCGGGGGTGAATATAGATGGATAATAACGAGCAGAATATTCCCGCCGTTTCTGGCAACGTAGAGGCAGGGCAAGTTTCTAGTGATGCGGGGGCGCAGGTTTCGGGTGAGGGTATGACTCCTATAGGGAATGGGGATATCGGTACCGCGGAGCCTGAGATGGGTACAATGGCCAATCTCGCCGCAGAGAAAGAAGAAGCTCCCGCGGAGGAAGTTACCGCCTCCAAGACGGGCGTAGTACTTTCCAGTAAACAGAGCGCCGTTATATCGGAGCGCAAGGACCTTTATAAGCGTATGGTGAACTCTTACGCGGAGCGTTTCGCAGATCAGGCCAAGGCTCCTAAGGCGAAGATGACTGACGCAGCGCATGTTCTGAAGGTAATGCGTGAGG